GGCTAACGGAGATAGCGTCTAGCTCTCCCTCAGTTACGACCACCATCTTGCCACCATCTTTCCAGAGGTGCATACCATAAAGACCCATCTTGGAGGACTCACCTTTGATAGTGAACTCCTTGTTTGGGAACCTAAGCTTCTGTGCTATTACCTCACCCTGAAGGTTACGATAGTTGGCAATCTGAACTGGTTGGCTGTTAAATGTACCTACCTTGTAGTCCCAAACTTTGCAGGACTCCTCAGTAAGTGCTCTCTTGGGAAGTGCTTTTACTTCCCCTGATACTGGATCAGTGATGTCCATTTTATAATAGGGTTTGTTAGTTTTAATTGTCCCATCTCCATGCTCGTAATGACCACATCCGAAACAATGTCCATGACCATCTGAATAACGAGCTAGGTTGTCTCGTGACCCACACGAGGGACACGGCTCTTTCTGTAAAAAGTGGCTATCTGAGCCACTGGTGAGGGATGGTTCCTCCATCTGAGTATATGAATCCATGTTTTTTACACCAATCGGCGTAAGTAGTCTTGGAAGTCTTGTGGATTTTATTATTCGCTTGCTGGAAGACCAGACGCAGATCTATCTCAGGGTTTTGAGCCCTGACTAAGAGAAGCTTCTTTCGGTCAGTTTGTCTGAAGTACCCTTTAACTTCCAACAGGATGCCATTGCCAAGATCGAAATCAGGAGTGTACTTGTGTACTTCCTCAACCTTGTAAACCAGCTTCCTATTTTCATACTTGAAGGGTACTCCAGCAAACTCAAGACGCTTTGCTACGTCCTGTTCCAGCTTAGAGCGAAATGTGTATCTCTTAGAAATCGTCGCCACTTGCAACGGATTCAAGCGGAGACTCAGCAGCCTCAGCAAACACTTCATCTGGGAAGCTCTCACCTCCAGATACGAAACCCTCCTCCTCAGCGGAGAATCCAAACGCCTCAGAAGATACCATGCGGCTAGGAGCAACTAGCTGAATAACCTGTACAGCTTTCATGCGGAGGGAAACTCCCATGCCAAGCAGAGGTGCGTACCAAGTGAAGATCTCAGCAGCAACACGAATGATGCTGTTGGAGCCAATGTACTCAGTGACTGGATTACCCTGCGTATCAAAGAGGGCAACCTTCTTGTCGTAGATCGTTCCATCCTTGGCCTTGATCTGTGCCTTAGCTGCAAACTTAATCAGGAAGCTACCATCTTCCTCTTTCCAAGGATAATCAGCAAGCTTGAGCTTGTCCTTCTTAAGGAGCATACACTGATCCTTATAAGCATCCTTGAGGATTGACTTGACCTTCTCAACGAAGGCTACTGCTTCATCGCCACTCACCTTGAGTTTGACGGAGAACTCACCCTCAGGCTTAAACTTTGTGGAGGGGTTATTGAGGAAGGCATAAGATGCTTCTCCCTTAGGACTGACAAGACTGACTGATTTTGTTTTGTTCATTTTGTTTGGGTTGACTGACTTATTTTCACCTAAGCATTTCGCTCAGATCGGCCTAGACGTTTATACTAGCGTGGTCGGCTATGAGATGAAATATTCAGAACCCAACAACTCGTCAATCGAAAATCTTCCAAGATCAGGTATTTTTTTTATCTCTCCATGATGAGATAATTGTTGACTAAAATTCTCAAGTTGGTTCTTGACGAATACATCGTAGTACTTGTGACGTACAACCTTCCTTACTGCGTCCATGCTTGCTGCATGGGAGAAGAAACAGTCATGAACGATTCCAAAACTCAGACCCTGATCTCCTAGCTCTTTTGCCACGAGATGAGCAACTGAGGCATCTAGGGAATGGACAAAGTTTGGAGCAATAGTCCGTATAGCAGCCTTCACATCCATCTCAGGAAGCTCTTTGAGGAGCCTTCTATAATCGAATCTATCACCCACAGCAGTCTTCACTTCTACCTCCTTGTACATCTTGTAATCGTTGTTGACTGGAAACCCTGAGGGAGTGATCCACTGGATAGGTGTGAGGGTTTCGGCAATAGGAGCCACAGCTTCTTTCAGCCATGTCATAGCCTTCCTGCTCTCCCCTAGAAATGGTTCCATGACAACCATGAGGTGCTTGGTGAGCCACTTGGACATCTCTCTCCTCTCGCTCATTGGAAGGATCTTCTGGAGTGCAGGAGCAGCAAAGAGAGCCTTGGCAAGGGCATCATCGATGTTTCTCGTAATGCCAAACCTTGTCACTCCGTAGGGAATTGTCATCACTGGAACCTTAACCAGCTTCCTAGTCACTAGCCCTGATCGGAGGATGATATGAGCCTGTGGGTCTTCCAGTTCTTTCAGGTGAAGGACAAGAGCATCTGCAACTGCTTGGTAAAGATCATGAGGAACGTCTCCAGCTGCTACGTTTGTGAGCTTTGCTCCCTCTTCATCTCGCATGAGCATTGACAGGATCTGGAGTCCATTGTTGGTAGCGTCAAGGGAACAGGGTAGATGAGAGATCGTGTCAGGGGTAGCTGTTGCGTACTCCATGCAGAAGGCTAGGAACTCCCAAGGATCGTCAGCATACGTCCACCAGTCATCCGATACAGGGTCTTGAGATACGCTTTGTATCTGAGCGTAGTGCTGCTGTACCCACAAAAGTCGCTCATGGTAGGTCTTCTTATCTAACCCAAACTTGTTGGCTCCATGAATAGCAAGCCACTTCATTCCCTCCTGTCCCAGCTGTTTACCTTCTGAGAAGAGCAGGAGAGCTCTTGAGGCATCACTCCCTTGGTAGTGGAGCATCTCGTTGAAGCAGTACATTCTCCCCCTGAAGTCGAGTTGGATAGGGAAATAGATAGCAGGGTGTGCTTTCATGGTATCAGCAAGACAGATCATCTTGGATACTACAAAAGCCTTGGTCTTGTTGTGGAAGTTGGAGGCATGGATATGGAAGGCTTGCCTCTTATACTCCTTCTTCCTCTCTATATCATCGTCCAAAGGGTTGTAGGTAGGTAGCTCCAGTACACCACTAAACGGCATCACTTCGTTAACACATAGTCCTCTAATGTGATACTCCTTCATCACCTCAAGCATCCTTGTGTTGATCTTCCAAGGGACTCCCTGCATGGCATTTACAGAGTTCATGATAGGAGTGATGTCCACTTTACTCAGGGCATCCCTATCTGACTTCCTGCGTATCTTTACCAGAGGGTAGGAGATAAGCTCATGGTAACCCCCACTGAACAGGTCATTATCTTTCCACTCAAGGGGCTTTATGACTGTTGGATACCTAACAGGACGTAGGATCTCAGCAGCAGTGTTGTAGTCAGTGATCCACTTACGAGACTCCTCAGTGAGGACGATAAAGGTCTTAAGTCGTTTACTGCCATGAGCTACGTTCACCATCTCAATCAATCCGCTTACCTGTTTAAAGAGATGGATTAAGGATATGCCCATCCTACACCTGTCTTTAGAACACCACTCAGGAGCATACCCAAAGTTGGTAAAGAAATAGTTGTACCTTTCTATCCTCCGCTTGCGTCTCTTTGCGGTAGCGGCAAGCTCTTCTACCTTCTTGCGTACTCCTGTAGGCATAGCCTCAAGAGCCTTCTTGCCCTCCAGCTCAGCCTCCACTGCGTTGCCAACCTCCATAGCTACAGCTGTCAATCCTCTTTCGTCCCCCATAGCACAGAAGAGGTTACGCATGACGATATAGGCTATCGCATTGATGTCCCCTTCTAGGAGCTTCTGGCAGTGTTGTATTAGGTAACCAGCTTTCCGCTTAGAGGTTTCCTCAGCCCATGTTGTGATTGCCTCAGTAAAAAGAGGGAGCAGCTGAGACCCCATTTCCCTACCCCATGAGGTAGATATAGGTAGATATCCCAGCTGCTTATTGTAGCGAGCTGTCCCTTCTTGTTTTGATTTCTCAAAAAGAAACTTCTGACTTTGTTCAGGACTTGTCAACGGCATTTAGGAATGTAGCCACATCTGTCCACTTCTTTTTCTCAAGGGCTTTAGCAGCTAAGACTAGGCACTGAGCTAAACCATCTGAACGTCTATGGGTAAAGGTAACGAGTACGTCATGATTTACCCTTAACTCATAGTTCCTGATGCCCATGATGTCTTGGGAGTCTCCTCCTCCAACATTTACAATGGCAATCATTTACGTTTTGGGTAGGTAGTCCTCGTGAAGCGAGGGGAGCCAATAAGTCCTTTATCTTTAAGGCTAGTGAGCATGACCCAGATAAAGGGTATGCAAGGTGAGTATCGGGTGTTCATTTTAGGTTGTGTGGTAACTAGTTACTGGGATGTTGTCTGCGTTATAGATGATTGCCAACCACCCACTAGGGAGCTGGTTGAGAATCTCCCCCACCATCATGGCAGGGATCTCTATGAATTTACCATCGAACTTACAGTTTGGGCTGTGGAATGCTATTGTGAAGAGAGGCATAAGCGTTGGCTCCATGCATAAGGCCAGAGATAAAGGCATATCTCATGTACTCCTCATGACCTTTGATAGTGTAAAAGCGAGAGCCTTCACTGCTGTACCATGAATCGAACACCTTATCTAAAGGGTTAGCTTCAGGTGTTTTCTTAGATGTCTTCTTTTTCATTTCTTTTGATGATGATGTCGCAAAGGTCTGCAATCTCCTTAGTCTTCCCTCTACTGTTGAGGTGCATGACTGTATGAAGGGTTTCAAGTAGCTCTATTGTATTCTCCCTATACCAGTCAAGGAGGTAAAGAGCTGTCTTTAGATCAGGGTTAGGGAATGTAGTTGCGTTGCTCATGCTAGTTGTAAGGTTGGCTGATGTTTTGATTGCTGCATCCTGATGTAGTCAGCCTTAGCAGCAGATAGTTCTTGGTTCTGGTAGGTTCTCTTCTTGTAGTTCTCAAAGCAGGAAGCATCCACCCATCGTTCAGCTTTCGTGCCTGTCTTCTTGCTGATGTATGACTGGTACTGCCAGAAACGTAGTGTTCCACAGGGTGAGTAATCACCTAGTTTGTATCTAGTTTCCATTTACTTGATCTCCTCCTTAAGTGCTGCGATTTCCTTAGTCATTTGTATGCGGTTATTCATGTTGAAGGTGTGTTTCGTTATAGGTTTAAGTAAGGGAGTGATAAGCGTCTGTTAGGTCGTCTAGTATATTTATCCAAAGGGCTTTTAGTTTTTTCATTGAAATTCTGCTTTGAAAGTAGCTGCGTAGGTTGGGTTGTAGCTTTCTAGAAGATAAACAGCGTGTGTAAGTTTTTCTCTTAACCTATAAATTTCTGCTTCGGCTTTACTCATTACCTCCGTCCCCTTATTCAATGAGGCGGAAACATCCTTTAGAGCATCCTTCAGCCTCTCGACCTCGGCCTGAGATGCGGTTAGTTCGCGCTCAAGTTGGCGTGACAGGTTGGAGTAAGTAAAATAATCCAATCGATGACGGGCGGCATCTGTCCTTGGTGTGTCGGTGTTGTCGTGCATATTTAAGGTATGTTGAGGTGTCAAGGAATCCTTGACTACTGGCGAGTCGGCTGTCATTTAAGCTTCTTCCCTGTGTAATAGGTGTAAACTACCTGTAGTGCTTTAGTTAACTCTTTAGTCTCCTCATCTTTGAAGAGAAGATTACGCTTATACGACCAAGTAAGGGAGTCAGATACGATTTTATCTTCCTGATCTTCGTTAAGTGTAATGGTAAAGGACAGTGGTTTCATTTGTGTCATTTTAGTGGTGTGGTTAGGTTTGAGGTTCAAGGACTTTAACAGCCTCTACAAGCTGCTGAGGAGCAAGGTGAGCGTATCGTAAGGTGACAGCTAGGGTCTTATGACCCAGCCACTCCCTCACAGTGAGGATAGGGATGTTGCGTTGAACAAGGCGAGAGGCACAAGTGTGACGCAAGGCATGAGGAACAAAGTCTGCATCGTCCTGCAGACCCATCTCCTGTTGAACTTGCGTCCACTTAGCGTTGAGTGATGACTGTTTAACTTCAAAAGGGAAGAGAGCATCAACAAGGGCATTGCGATCAATCATCATCTCCTTGACTCGCTTAGTCATGGGAATGGAACGTGATCCACCTCCCTTGGTATCCCAGAAGGTCACTAGACTCTGAGACCAATTCACATCAGCCCATGTCAACCTGAGAGCCTCAGAGACACGACATCCAGTGTCTACAAGGAACAAGCACAGCTCAGCGAGGTAAGGACTCTTAGCCCCCATAAGCCTAAGCAAGGACGCTTCCTCCTCGTCTGTGAGGAACCTGATGCGATGGAAAGGCTCAGCCTTACGTTCAATCACAGGAAGTGTCGTGATCCACCCACGAGAGTGAGCAAACCTAAGCATCTTGCTGAGTGCTGCAAGCTTCCTGTTGATCGTGGAGCCTTGGTTCCCCTTAGCTACTAAGTCAGCTACAAAGGCATCAACATCTCCCAAGGTGACGTTCTTGAACTCTAGCTCAGGACAGAAGAAGTCAACAACTGCTGAGCCATTGAGAACTGCTGTCTTCTCTCCCTTAGTACCTTTCCAGACACGATAGTAGACAGAGCTGAACAGGTGACCCCAAGTGTGAGGTGTTACGTTATCATGCACAGGCTCAATAACCTTAACCTCCTTGGGAGGCTTTACGATCTCTTGCTGAGCAGCCCACTCAAGGGCATCAGGTTGAGCTTTGAAGTCTTTACGGAATCGCTTGCCGTTGACCATGACAGAAGCTTGATAGCGTCCGTTAGTACGTTGGATGATAGAGGACATTTGTTTTTGGGTTGGTGTGTCTCGCAGACACAAGAGCACTCTCCTACAGATGAAATGGTGAGTCAACAATAAAAAGATAAAAGTTTCTGGGGTGAGAAAGTTGTTGACATAGGACAAAGTTTTACCAGTGAAATCTACATGGAGGAAGCTAGGCAAGGACGGAGGCAAGGACGTATGACTGTATCCCACTTTCCGTAACACCCAGCCACCAGTACCCCCAGAATCTAGGCACGAGAAAACCCCTAGCTGATGTTAAGTCAACTAGGGGTTTGCTCTTACTAATGTGTGATTTTATTTTCTAAAGGTGGTAATGATGAAAAGCAAGATGATGGAGAATCCTATGAGGTGAAAGGTCATGTTTTAATGTCGAGAGGAGAATGCTGTGGATATGATGAAGGTCACGAGGATGAGGAAGCCAAGAAGGTCAGGAATGTTTATCATAGGACGAAACCGCTTTCATCTTTCTTTGCTTTCCCCTTAGCCTTCAATCCTACAATAACAGGAAGACGAGCATCTAAGAATCTAAGATCTGAAAGGTCGCCATCCACTACGAGGTGATTAAAGGCCAAGCCTCCAACTAGTAAGGGTAGATTTTTAAATACCATTGCGACATTCCCTCCTGCTTTTAGAACCTTCTCAACGTCAGCTTGATTACTTTCAGAACGTGAAAAGGTCAGATGATAGTTACTCGGCCAAGGTTGGGAAGCATCGCGAGATTGAATCACTCTCTTTGTGCGTTTACTGTAGTCGTAAAACTGCACACTAGGGAACATCTCCATGATGTTTTTAGTTCCAAAAGGAAGGGTTTGATTTTCCCAATCGATGTCGCTTGTGCCATTCAGCCTGACACAAGGTTTCTTGCCCTCTTTCTTAGCCTTCTTAATGAGGGAAACGATATCCTGCACGAGATGGCCAAAGAAGGTTTCTCTCTCCTGAACATAAAGCCTAGTTTTTTCGATTCTAGCCTTTTGGACATTAGAAAAAGCCCCTCTTCCTGCTGAATAGAGACAAGCAACGCGACATCCTTTAGAAGCCTGAGGGCAAGTGTTAACGAGTCCAGAAACATCACTTGGGGCAAGGTACAGAATACCAGTGAGCCAACCGAATTTCTCGCCTTTGGAAGTTTTGGAATCGTTGCCTATAGATAAGAGTTTCATTTTTTGTAGGTGGTGAGGTGTGGTGTTTTCTACTCGTTTGCTTCTTTCCAAAGTGAATCCGCCTCACTTTCAATATATGAAATTGATTCTTCAAAAGCTTTTGAAGTGAAAGGGTAGATAAGGGGATCTGTTATTACTTCAGAATCTGAACCTTCAACGATGCTTCCAAGGGTAATTCCTTTTTCATCGAAGGAGATATAAGCTCCGCAATTTGTACCCTTGAAAAGATGTCGTTTTGCTTGTTCTTCCGTTTCAGCTGAAAGGTAAGATAAAACGTCTTCCTTTGTTTTTAGTGTGGTCATTTTATTAGGTGGTAAGGTGAGACTGTAAAAGCCAAGAGAGAAGGGGAGCAATCCCCTCCCCTCCTGATGGGTCTTTAGTTAAGGCTAAAACCTCCTAGTGTGGTGACGTAATCCTGATGCAGCTGTTCAGGTACAAGGGCTCTTTCTGCGATGTCCCAAAGCCGCTGATTAAGGGATGACGACCGCATGAAGCTTTTAATGCCCTTTGAGCGTCGACGGCCTGCCTGAATCCCTCCCCTGATGGTGCTCTCTTGGATACGGTTGAAGGTAGTCCACAGGTCACGGCTGTTATCTTCACTTCTACGGACAATGTCCATCTGCTGAGCAATTCCCCTAAGCTGTGAAGCGTCATTAACTTTTGGAAAGCGTAGGGCTGCTGCTGTGAATGTCAGCCTGTAAATCTCTTCAACAGAGAGCTGCCTCTCCTTCATTGTCTCGGCCTGATTGATTACCTGAGGCAGTAAGGTGGTCATCAGGTGGGAAGCTTCGGACAGCTTGGAGGTGATAGCATCAGAGCTGCCAGTGTGCCTGACGTTGACGCTTGCAAACGAGTTGCCCACCACTAAGCCATTTGAACAGATGAAGCGAAAGAGACCAGCCATGAACTTAAATGCACTTGTTCCATCGTTTGCATTTTGCAAGTATATGAGAGGCTGGAGCCCATCAACACTTGGTAAATCAGGGTGGATAAGCTGAGCTGAGTGCCGAGCAAAGGGAATTCTCTCTTGAATCCGAGTGCGAGCTGTCTCTGCTTTGAAGAGCTGCCATCCTTCCCCCTCCAGATGAGAGAGTGCGTCTCGTGATGTGATAGGAGAGAATCTCTCTGTGGTGCGATCTTCAGCTCTTGAAGAGGTGTAAAACGCCGTTGGAAGGCTAAGGGTGGTCGATGCTGTGCCTGTCATGGTGTTATGTGCTGTGGTATTCATTTTGTTTGGGTTTGGGTTTGGGTTTGGGTTGGGTGAGTGATGACAGTAATGGATCAAAGCTTGTGCCAATAGCGGATGATAACGGCTGAGGATAGAAGGATGAATAATAGGGCGAATCCGAACATCTTAGATAGAGGATGAAGGTGAGGAATTCCGCGAGGAAAGCTCGTGCTTTAGGGCGATCAGGTAAGGGTGGTCAGGCTCGTGAGAAAGTTTTAATCTCTCCTCTAGCCTGATGTTGGTTTCTAGCACATCAGTGGGAAACTCTGACATGAAGGCTTTTATCTTTTCAGCTGCTGGTGTGGTGGTGGTGGTATGCATGGTGTGGTGTGGTGTGGTTTGGTGGTGGTGTTAGGTGCTTAAAATCAGCTAGCTCCTTGGCCATTAAATTTACCATGAGATTGCATAAAATCTTCATCTGGTAAGGTTTCGCCTCTAGCCGAAAGTTCAGTGTCGATAATAAATACGATGTACTCATTACGCGCAGCTTTCTTATGTCCTAGGCACTTTCTACCTGTCACAAAAGCGTTGCACGCTGCTGTCACAAGGTCTGGAGAGCTAATTGAGCTGATGTCTTTTCCGTGTAGTGTGGTGATCATTTTGTTTGGGTGCTGGCTGAAAGGTGATTCCTTCAACTAGGGTGAGCCTAAGTCATGACCTGCTGGAGTGTCAATGGTATTTCTTTAATTATTTTCATTATGTCACAAGATGCCATTAGAAGAGCAAGAGATGCCTTAAAACTCTCCACACTCTTTTCAGGCTGTCACCATATGGAAAAGCTTTCAAAGGCCTTTTTCCGTCGATCTACTCTGTTATTTCAGAGCTTAGTACTTATGTTCAAAAGATGCTTATAATTGATTGATTATAAACTTGAGATTGTTTGGATTGTAATACTATAGGCTACAAAGTGTGCTGGTGGCTTAGATTATAGGCTAATGAGTGACAGGTGCTGGTGTTAACTATTGTTGCACAAAAACCAAAAGGGGGCGACATGACGAATATGTCGGGTTAACTATGCGTTGACTAATGTATAACGTTCGCTCCGCTTAGTGGTGAAAGGTGGCGAGGTGACAGCCTGAATAGATTGCACATCTGATCATCCTTCCCTGTTCTCCTCTGTAGCTGTGGCAGCGTGGCCTGATTCGATGCCTTATATGACCACAATATGCCCCAATTTGATGCCCAATTATGACTGTTTGCTCCAACCTTAGGAGAATTCAGCCGACCGACCGACCCAGCAGGGGGGAACCAGTACGTTGTTACGTATAGGTGACCCTCTCAGATTTTTCCTTTATTTTTCAAAACGACTTTAGACTTAGCCTTTATCAGCTTCTCCTTGGGTGTACTAGCCAGATTAAAAAGGATGTACCCAGCCTCATCCCTGTTGTCAGCACAGAACCCCATGAGGGACTGCTCTAAGACCCTAATCTGACTTTCTGTTAGGTTCAGGTTGTTGATTGCTGAAATACCCTCAAGGATCTCATGGAAGATGGTTGTCCTGAATTGAAATGAACAAGCTTGAAGAACCTCAAGATTCACATAGATCTTTGGCTTAGGGTAGTGACAGAACGAACCAAACACTGCTGTCTTGGTCTTGTCCTCGTAGATCTTATCAGCTGTTAGAAGCTCTATAGTTTGATTACAAATCCTTAGGTCAGCTACCTTCTTTGGATTGTCTTCTACTACACTTTCTCCAAAATGATTAGGATCTTGGTCACTCATTGTTCTACTTCATTGTACTAGTAGTAGAAGGTCAACTAGTTTATTTAGACCATAGCTCTACTTATATCTTACTTTAGGTCTACTTTAGTCCTCTTCTACGAAGCATAATAAAGGTAATACTAACAATGTTAGCTACATTTCACCTTCTGCTCTAATTACTTACCTTCTACCTTTTATAATAGCTTATAGTAATGAACATCAACAGTAGTAACAATAGTAGTATCATTTATAATTTAAGTCTAATCTGAACAATCTACTACGTTGGTACATTCAGTTTACTCTTAACCTTCTAATACCAAGTATCAAGTATCTTCAATGGGTCTTATTTATGGTTCTTATACTAGGTCAAGTCTTAGACCTTCTAAGCTCTTCTGTTGTTGTTGTAGTTTAACCAACGTAGTTGATCACTTACAATTCTTACAAGAGTGCTTAGGTAATCTAAGATACAAACCTAAAGTTAAACCTAAAGCTAACCCACCTTCCAAGTGGATGGGAGTATAATCACCTACAAGACTCATCGTCAAGACTATTTTTAAAGAAACTAGCTCTCTCTCTTATAATTGGTCATCAATAGGTCGTTTAAAAAGAGAGGTCTCATTAGAGAAGTAAAAACCAACGTACGTTGATTACTACTTGTAAACGAGACAATACCTAGAGTAGAACAGAAAGGAAATGGCAATCAAAACGAAGACAAAGGTTCCGCTTCTAGACCCTCAACTCAAGGACTTCAGGAACTTCCTCTTCCTTGTTTGGAAGACCATCAACCTTCCTGATCCTACTCCTATCCAGTACGACATAGCTGAGTACATCCAGAATGCCCCTAGAAGGGCTATTATTGAGGCTTTCCGAGGAGTTGGTAAGAGTTTCATCACAAGTGCCTTTGTCTGTCACCAGCTGCTGCTTAATCCAGACTACAAGTTCCTAGTGGTCTCTGCTTCCAAGGCTAGGGCTGATGACTTCTCCACCTTCACCCTCAGGTTGATCAATGAGATGCCTATCCTCCAGCACCTAAAGCCTCAGGATGAGCAAAGGAACTCCAAGATAGCCTTTGATGTGGCTCCAGCTACTGCCAGTCACTCTCCCTCCGTCAAGAGTGTGGGTATTACTGGGATGCTCACTGGGTCTAGGGCTGACTTCATCATTGCTGATGACGTAGAGAGTGCCAACAACTCCATGACTCAGGGCATGAGGGACAAGCTTGCTGAGAGTGTGAAGGAGTTTGAGGCTATTCTTAAGCCTGATGGTAAGATTATTTACCTTGGGACACCTCAGCTGGAGGAGAGTCTCTACAACAAGCTACAGGAAAGGGGCTATAAATGCCAAATTTGGACTGCTAGATACCCTGAGAAGGACAAGTTACCTTCCTATGGTGATAAGCTCGCACAGGTCATCCTCGACGCACTGGAGGCTAGTCCTGACGTAGCTGGTCACTCCACAGATCCAAAGAGGTTTACCGATATAGACCTAATGGAGAGAGAAGCTTCCTATGGGAGGAGTGGGTTTCAGCTTCAGTTCCAGCTGGATACAACTCTTTCGGATATGGATAGGTATCCTCTTAAGCTTGCCGATCTTTCTGTGATGACCTTGAACCCTACGGATGCTCCTCAGAAGGTAGTGTGGGCTTCTGGGTTGGATCAGGTGATTAAGGAGCTTCCTTGTGTTGGGATGTGTGGGGATAGGTACTATAGGCCGATGGTAGTCTCTTCTGATATGTGGATACCCTACGAGGGGTCTATCATGTCTATCGATCCTTCAGGTAAGGGTAGGGATGAGACAGCCTATGCTGTGGTCAAGTACCTACATGGAATGCTGTTCCTGTGTGCCTCTGGAGGGTTTACCTCAGGTTATACTGATGAGACCCTAGAGGGGATAGCAAAGATAGCTAAGGCTCATTCTGTACAACAGATCGTTATCGAAGAGAACTATGGTGGAGGTATGTTTGCTCAGCTTCTTAAGCCAATCCTTGGAAAGATCTACCCAGTGACTGTAGAGGAGGTTAAACACTCTAAGCAGAAGGAACTCCGTATCATCGATACCATTGAACCTGTGCTCAACCAGCATCGGCTTATTGTGGATCAAAGGGTGATTGAAAAGGACTACAAGTCCAACCTTCATTTACCTCCAGACCAAGCACTCCGTTATCAGTTGTTCTACCAGTTGTCTCGTATTACCAAGGATAGAGGGGCTTTAGCTCAGGACGATAGACTGGATGCCTTGGCTATAGCTGTCAGCTTCTGGACAGAAAGGATGGGACAGGACATTGATAGAGCTGTGGATGCTCAGAGAGACTTCATGCTGGATAAGGAGCTTAATCACTTCATGAGTGGAGTCTTTGGGGTCAAGAAGGAGCCTAAGGGTTGGTTACAAGGGTGGTAAGACCCACTGAGGGGTGGTAAGTCGTATCTAAGAGAAATACTAGTTGCACATCTAATAAGAACCTTGCGGTGAATAAACTCCCTAATCTCCGCATAATTGCCGATCTTTTTGCCGATAACATTTCCTAGACATTTATGCACAAATGCAGAGGTTTTGTAAAAACGGATAGAGTTGCTGAGGTTATCCTTATTGATAACTTGAGCAGTTATAACCGAAAGGGTATAAAGATGAGTTATACCTCAAGAATCATACCCAATCAGGTATAAAGGGACGCATGGAACTTCTAATTCCATCGAATGTAGGGGGATTACAAAAGGTTGCTCTTTGTGCAAGGATATGTGTAGAGTTTTTTAGTGCCTTACTAGTTCAATGGTAGAACACCAGTTTTGTAAACTGGTTATCACAGTTCGATTCTGTGGTTCGGCTCCACTTAGTCCTTGTCAGGTATCCAACATTCTTGGATAACTCATTCATACCTCTCTCTGGCTGTTAAAGCAGATTGATCACCTGTAGGTCTGGGAATACTCGGACGCTGTTAAGAAGAGGGCTTGGTAGCCAGCATGACTATCTGACTCCGTGACTAGCGGATAACGGGGGTTTCCCAATCTAGTTACCTTTTTGTTTAGATCTGGGGTAGATAATCCCCTTGTAGGGTCATTTGGTTACACAACCCTAATCAAAGGTGTCCTCCATGAGAGATTCGATGTACTCTCATCTCCCCCTAAGAAGAGGGATTCTATTTGAACTAATGGAGGAACAAAACTTTAGTAGCTCTTGTCAGCCCTGTTGCTGGAAGCTGAACGAATCCTTAGGTTGCTCCTACCTCCACTACCACCAGCACTTAGTGCCTTCTTGTGGTCAATGTCTTTCCCCTTGAGAGCAGCCTTGCCGTAGATCTTGAGCATATGCCTACGAGCCTTGTTTCTAAGGACACGCTTCTTTACCTCAGACCTAGTGGCCTGAAGCTTTTTGTCGTAGTCTGAGTAGACTCTACCTGAAGCACTCATTTATCCATTAGCCACTTTGCTAAACGGAAGCACAACAGCAAGCTTGGTAGCTGGATGATCACTCTCTACGTTCACAATGATGTTGTTGTCCTTAAGGAGAGCCCTAGCGACATTCAGATCAGCAGGAGTAGCAACTCCAGTCTGGATACGAACAAGCAGCTCATCTGCTATTGCCACTGATAGCTCTTCTAATACGTCTGCTTTTGACTTGGTTGCGCTCATAAGTATTAAGACCCTCCAAGGATTCTTGTTTTAACAAAGTCAAAGAGGATCGTAAACCCAATCGAAATAACAGCCACGATACCCATGAGATAGCTCTTGTACCCTTCCATGACTTTAAGACGAGTATCATGCTTCTCAAAGTTGTCTGAAAACGTCTTAAGAGAGTTAGCAATGCTGTCTACCTTAGCGTCTAGTTTGCCAATGGAGTGGGAGATTTCGTCGAGCTCAGCCATGATCGTTTACCCTAGAAGCCCTGAAAACTGCATATCAGTGGCTACTGCTCCAACATATGCTTGGATTACTAGATTAGCTCCTGAACAAGAGATAATCCTAAAGTTAGCGTTAGCTGAGGCTGCTGCCATGAAAGCTGCAAAGGGTGCGGCTGTTCCAGAAGTAAGAACAATGGTGTAGAGTCCAGCAGTTGCCCCTCTAGTGACTGAAGCAATGTTAACTCCAGAAAACGTAACTGCTCCAGCAGCTGTTGGGTTACTTGTGGTGTAGAGTTTAGCAACAAGTAGTCCAGTAGTAACATCAGTGCTAAGCTTAGCAGGAGTAACAGCAAGAGCAGCAATCTCACTTGTTCCAACAGCACCATCAGCAATCTTAGAAGCTGTCACTGCGTTTGCGATAATGTTGACATTCTGAACACTATCAGTTCCTAGCAAAGCAGAAGCAGCATTAGACACATCCTCAGCTACATCTGTAATCTTATCTGACTGCTCTTGGAGAAGGTAGAAGAACTGCTTGGCAGAGTTGTCAAGGTCAGTCTCATCAAGACGAGATCCGTTAACAAAATCTACATTCCTTGAAACAAGGTTGGAGGATCGGCTTACCTTAACAGAGAGACCAGCAGCAGGAGCAGCAGTGAAGACTACGTTCTTAGCTACTATCGAGTAGTGAGTGCCTAGCACCTTAACAAGACCATCTACAGTCACGACTACATCAGTAGAAGTTATCCAATCAAAAGAGATAGGGAAGGTAGTTAAGGAGCCTGTCCCTGTGTATGTCTGATATGTGTAAGCCATGTCTTATTGTCTATTAGGATTACTTAGAGGAATCAATCAATTTCTGAACTTGACTGACTGACTCCCTAGCCACTTCTTTAGATTGAACTTTGGAGAACGCCTTCATTGCTTTGTCTCCCAGCTGGATCTTAGCAAACTCAGGAAACTCTTTCTTAACTTGAGCAAGAGCAGCATCACGATAAGCCTGAACAAGCTGCTGTTTGAGCTGAACTCGTCCAGTGTAGTACCCATTCTCAACAGTAGACTGAGCTGGAAGAGCCTTGTACTGCTTGGAATCAATAAGCTTAACAAGAGAGTCCCTAAGAGTCTTACCTTCAACCTTGGTCTCACTGGTAATCTCCTGCCACCTATCATAGGCATCCTGACCCTTATCGTTGACAAAATCCCTCATGTCATAGGCTTGTTTAACTCCATTAGGAGAGGAAAGCCGTGGAGGAGCACTATAGCTATATCCATCATCAGCAAACTCTTTAAGAACCTTATCATTCCTATCTTCAGAGATAAGGACAGGGCTGATAGCATCAAAGAAGGTTAAACCAGTAACAGCCTTATCAATAGGCTCTCCAAGAATGTTACGTTGCTTGTTAACTTGCATTCCTAGCTCGTTAGAGATTCCAGCTCCAAGACGATTAGCAATGTTCTGAAGAACTCCACGAGCCTCGTTAAGGTCTGGATCAGCAGCAGTCAAAGGCTGAGAGATAACGGAAGGAACAGCAACTGGAGCAAGACGCTTAAGTGCATACTTCATGAAAGTCTGTGTAGCTAGTTTAGGAGTCTGCCAGTTAGCAGGGTCAACAAACATAAGAGCCTGTTTAATGTTTGTAAGTGTAGACTTCTCATAGAATAGCTTCCCTGCTGCTAGTCCACTCGAATACATAGCTGCTTGAAGTTTCTCATCTGACGAAGCTGAAGCATCTAAATTAGGGTTCCTCATTAGGTCACCAACTTCAGCAAACCACATAAGGTGAGTTCCGATAGGGTCAATTCTGTTAAACTGAATATAGATGTTTCCTTCATCTTCAGAGTCGTGACCCCCAAAGTTATCAGCAACAAGCTTCACCAGCTCACTATTCTTAGGAAGCTTAACAGAGTAAGGCAACCACCCAGTAGCTCTCTGTGCTTTGTTTTCCTGCACATTGAATGCACCAGCACCTGTAAGATACCCTTGAGCAGCTGCATACCCAGCCATTCCCATGATCATAGCTCCAGTGGCTTGTTTACCCTGTGCTGATGCCATACGAATTGGATCACCAGAAGCCATGTCTTGAGCGTGTTGGAGGTGAAGTCTCTCAAGTCCTTTATACCCATTAATCTTTTTAGCTATTCCACTTATCTGAATGATTCCTACAGGGAACCGCTGAGCAGTCCACCTGAAGATGTTAATCGGAGTGTTAACAAAGTACATTCCAGTGATTAACCTAAGAGCTGGATGAGTAGCCATGAAGTTACCAAATGACTTAGCTACTGTTGGTTTTCCCTCAGGAGTGCTCATTTGCCTCTGTTGGAATGTAACTTCCTCAGCAAAGTCCTGAACAGACTTGGAAACCTCTCCTACGTTGGAATCCATCCTTTCAGTGATTCTCCTTGTAAACTCAGCCTGAGCTGCATCACCAGTGAGTCCTTCACTGACAATCTCCTGATAGACTTCCCTTTTGATGTTTTCTGGGTTGTACAGCTTACCATTACGATCAATCAATTTCTCCATGCTGTTCTTAACAAACAAATCAAGATCAGCTCCTTTAAGACCATTCTGTTTACCTTCAAGGTAGAACTTAGCTTTGCCCATTGCATACCCATTGACTGATTTAAAGAACTCATCAGTAGGAATCATGAGACGCTGAGAGAAGCGGAACACCTCTCCAAGAGAATCAACAATAGGAGCCATGAATGGATTAGACTTAGGATCAAGACCCATTGTCTCAGAGCTAATAAACCCACGAGACCTGAATCCATCCACAGAGTTCCCATATTGGGAAGGGTTCTTAGCAGCTCCTCCACGAGCTTCATCAATCTTGGTATGACCAGTAAAGACAGGCTCAAGAGTCTTGAAAGAGACCCAAGCAGAACGAGCAGCTGAAGACACTGCTTCAAGTTGGAAAGCAAACATCTTAAGTCCTACGTCTGCCACTGGGATGTTTCCATTAAAGATACCACCCATGTAGATCTCAACTGGACGAAGTATAGACTGACCCATTCCACCAATGATGTTTCCAACTGCTGATTTAAAGCCAAGAACAGAGTTAACAAGAGCCTCACCAGCAGCTCCAACAGCTTTCTGATTGAAAGTTAATGGGAGTTTGTTAAGAGCCCCAATAGGATTGTCACCATTCAAGGCAAAGGTTGCCTGATCAAGCCATTTAGGGCTCCACCTATAAGCAGCAAGAGCCCTACCAGCGTCAGAAGACCCAGCCTCAGCTGGACGAAGGTACTTGAAAAGAGTGTCTAGGGACTTCCTGTAAGCAGCATCAGCAACTGGATCATTGCGGTTAAACATCCAAGCAGCCTTAGCTGCTTCAACTTCCTGCTGGGCTTTACCAATAACAAGCATACCAGCAAGGGCAAACGTGTCTCCCTTCTGTCCGCTCTTACCAGCTTGGCCTTGAAGTTTGGCAAGTACATCATCAAGTCCGTTGTCTTTGAACCATGACTGTACATCTTTCATGACAGCTTCACCTGTCCTACGTCCACCATTGGCTTTAGCAAGCTCAGGTTCAAAAGCAGCAGCTACGTCAGCAATATCCTTAACTGCACTATCAGAGTCGCCATACTTAGCTAGGTTGATAACTCCAGAGTCGTTGACCTGAGAGATGATGACATCAGGCTTAGTGTCGCTGAACTTGGAGACAATATCGTTGATTTTAAGGCTGAGGCGAGGGTCAGCATTAGGCATTGGAGTAGAAAGTACCTCCCTTACAGATTCAGGGTTAGAGTGAATAGCCTGTGATTTCTGCCAGATAGACTCCAGATGAGGCTTAATAGCTTCTCCAAAATCCTTAACCATCTCAGCAGACCAAGCTGCAAACTCAGCTGTTCCCCTAGAAATCTTATAAGCACCCTTAACAATATAAGCAGAGAAAAGGATAGACTCGTTTACTGGGTCACCAGCACCCATGTTTACGTTTCCTCTCTTTTTCTTATTACGTTCCTTAATGGTGTTATCAGCCCATTCTTCTAATTTAGCTTTAGGAGTTGGCTTCTTCTGCTCACCTAGAAGCTTAAGGCCATCAATCTCATTAAGAGGGCGATTTCCATTGTCTCCAATAGGAGAAACCTCAATAGGAGTCTTATTCTTTTTACCAAGAGGTGTAATTAGAAGCATATCTCCATCGACGCTAAGAATGCCTTTAGTGCCGTTGAAAGAGGCTCTTACTTCAGCTCCACTGTTAACTACATCAGCAACAGTAGACTCAGGCTTGATTGTTGGGTAAGTAGCTCCACCTTCAAGAGGGAGGTTAGCCTGATTAGGGTTCTCACCAGTGACAGGAGCTACTTCAGTTCCAACAGGAGCATCAACAGGCTTAGTCTCGTTAGGAGTAAGGTCTCCAAAGAACTCAAACTTAGATTGTCCTGTCTCATCAAAGTTAAGAAGAGGAGGACGCTCAGAAGCTCCTACTTCTCCTTCCAGTTTAAACTCAGGTTGAGTTAGCTCAGTGCTAAGAGGAAGAGGCTCTTCTGTAAGGTTATCAGTCCTTGAGATAGGAGGATCAACAGGAGCAGGAGTAGCTCCTCCTTCTACCTCAAGACCATTACGCATACGATAGTCTTCAATAGAAGTCGTAAGAGGAAGAAGAAGCTGCTCAGTGGACATCTCTGTTGCAGCAGTAGTAATGTCAGCTGCAGAAGGGGCTTTTGGAACCTCTGGAACCTTAAGTGAAGACCCAGTAATTTTAGCTCCAAGCTTAGTCTCCTTGTTCAGTACTGCTCCAATGATCACTGCTCCAGCAAGCTTAGCAAGGTCAAGTTGACCACTCATCAGCTGGTTAACAGCTTCAGTAGCCACCTGACTGCCAGCACCAAAAGCAACACCTACTAAATCTTTAGCTGCTGCTTGTCCTTCTGGAGTAGCAATATACTGACTAAATCCTTTACTATCTGAAAACAACATCTTAGCTGCTTCAGCTGAGTTGCGAAGAGAAGCAAGAGATGGACGCATTGTTGGGAGCTGAGCAGCAGCAGACCCAAGCATTGCTGCTTTAGGGCTATCAGTACGAGCCCCCTTCTCCAACCTTTCCCAATTCTCTGATACGTCCTTAGGAAGGAGGTGATCAATTCCAAACTTCTGAGCAATAGAGGTTACATAGTTAGCACCAAAAGCCCCAGCCAACCCAGTAGCAATAGCAGCTCCAGCTTTAACAACAGGAGGAGCAGGAATCTTTGCACCTACAGCAGCTCCCTTAACAAACCCATACAAACCAGCAGTAGCTGGGACAACCTCATTAGCAGCACTGACTCCAAAAGCTTTCATAGCTCCTACCTTTTCAGGAGCAACAGGAGCAGCCGTAGCTACTGGAGCACTCCCCTCTTCCTGAGCTTGGTAGTTCTTAAGCATCTCCTCATCACTCAGGAGAGGGGCATACTTAGGAGCCTCAGGAGCAGCAGGGGTCTCTGTAGCAACTGCATCAGGGACAGGAGCAACTTCTGGAGTAGGAGACTCAGCTACTGGATCACCTTCTCCTTCTTGAGGGATTATGTCATTCATCCAGCTAGTGTCTCCACCAGCAGATATTGAGAGATCAAGAGAAGGAGGAGTAGGAGTAGTTTCGTCTGCCATGCTGTTAGAGGTTCACTTGTTTAAGTTGTTTTACACCTGTTGCCAAGTCTATTTAAGAGAGGGAGTACCCATAGGTACACCATTGTTTACCTTGGTATGCTGAGGGTAATTAGGATTGGAGATCATATAATCGATAGAAGGAGGAGTCCTCTTGACAAGCCTACCTAGCTGTTGAGTAAGAAACTCATTAAGATCCTCCACTTTAAGAGCCTGTTGAAGCTTAACAAGCTTTGTATTCTCAGCCTGTGTAGCGTCTCCAGTAAGGGTATCAGTGTACTCTTTCTTAAGAGCCTGTAGCTCTCCAAGACTCCTAAAGAAGATACCATGAACAGGGTCAACCTTAGAAGCATCTACAGGGATACCATACTCATCCTTACCATTGATAATCTCATCAGGGCTATACCCCAAGCTCTGCTTAGCCACGTTCATGGCATTAAGAGCCTGTGCCTTGTCTTTGTCAGTTACTGCATACCTGTAACGATTAGCTAGATCCTGTTTGACTCCTGAGAGCCTTGAGAACGATTGCTGAACATCTTGTGGAGTTTGACCCACTTTAGAGCTGTCAACAGCCTGTGCAGTAGAAGCTACGGCTTTAAGAGCTGAGGCATACTCACCAACAGCTTCATCTGGAGCAGTTGTACCCTCATTCATAGCCTTCTTAACTTGCATACCAAACTCTTTAGTCCTTGCTAGGGCTTTAGCAGCTGCGTCATCTAGTGCAATTTTATAGGCATTAGGATCTGACTGCTTAAGAGCTGCGATCTTAGGATCATCCATAGCTCTGCGTACATCAGTAAGAAGTGCATTTCTTCCAAATTTGTTAACTTTATCAGTAGCTTCTGTGCGTAGCTGAACATCCTCAGGAGTTTCGGCTTTAAGAAGCTCACCCATAACTCCACGTTTAGGGTACATAGCTTCCAAGTCAGTCTCTACAAGAGTCTTAAGCCTATCTGATCCTTTAACAGCGTCCACAGCTGCAAACGTATCATCAGATTTGTTAACTTCATCCATCTTTGTACGGAAAGTATTGTAAGTAATAACTTTGGATTCTAACGCTTCACTTAGAAGTGCTTTAGCCTGTTTAGGATTAGTGACTGTAAGGTCGTCAATAGCTTTAATCATGTTTGGATTAGCTTTCTCACTATCAGCAGCTGCATTAACAGCTCTATTAGCATCATCAATCTTAAGACCCAGAAGAGCATCAGAGATATGAGGGAACTGTTGTTTAAGCTGTGCTTTTAGGACTTCTCTGTTCTCAGAAGTAAGTACATTACCGTTCCTATTAAATTCATTAATACTAGCTTCAGCGGTTGTAGCTGCTTGCTTCTCATCATCGTTACGCTGCTTGATGTTAAGCTCTGCATTAGATGTAGCTTGCGTTTGTAGGAATTTATTAAGTTTACCTAGAGTCTGCTGACCAGTAAGGGTATCAGCCCATTTACCAGTGCCTCCAGAAACATTTTTATTGATGCCTACTGTGAGCTTATAAGCATCTTCAACAGAGAGCTGTTTAGACTCAACTGCGTTAGATACATAAGCTTCTAAATTTTTAGAGAAAGTCTCATTAGGAGTGCCATCTCCTTTTCTTGGAGTCCCTACCTGAGCGTAGAGGCTGCTAAGCATCTCAGGAGGAGTGTTAGGGTCAGAAAGAGCAGCAGCAATAGTGTTAAAGTTCTGCTTAGTATCAACCTGATGCACTTCCTCAAGCTTAGTATCAAAGTTAGCATTCCTCTTAGTCTCAAAGGAACTAGTCGTTTGCATGACAATCTGCTGAGCAGCCCTACCAGCTGACATCCTAGACAGAGGATCTTGGTACTTCTCGTTAAGATACTTGTCAGCTTCCATAGAGAGCTGCTGACCAATGTTGGTAGCACCAGCATCAGTAAGCTCATCTCTCCTTTTATTAAGAACGTCTCCTAGCTCCTGAACAGTCTGAGTCTTTGCAGTTCCCTCCATGAGAGCCATGCGGTAAGCAGGATGCATTGCCTTAGGAAGTATCCCAGCCTTTGTTGCTGCATCGACGTTGCCCTTAAACTCGTTAAAGAGCCTTGCCCTCTCCTCTGGAGCCATTGTAGCGGAATCAGCCTCTCCCTGAAGAGTCTCTTTCTCATTAGTGTACTTACCAAAAGCACCAGCAAACCTATTTACTCCATCATTGAACTGTCCAAGGCTTGTCAGGAAATTAGCAGACTGCTGGGTAGCAACATAAGGAGACCCAAACTGAACCTGTTGTGCTTGTACTGGGTTGATCCCCTGAGAGAACTTAGAGATCCCAGCACTAAGACCCCCTCCGCTAGGAGAAAGTGTGGGTACGTCCTGTCCTTCCTTTCGGATGGTAAAGTTAGGGGAGATTCCAGTTTGAGGCATAAAGAAGTGTTAGGCTGACAGCACTGGTCTAGCAGATAGCTTATTTGAAACAGGGGACTTTGATGAAGGAAGCCTACTTGGAGATACTGAAGGTTTCGTCATAGAATAATAAGAAGCTCCAGAGTTCAGTGCAGTAGACGCAATGCTCAGTCCAGTCTGCTGGTTAGAGATACGGCTATCGTTGATCCTGTTCATGTTGTTCTGGAAGCTAAAGTCACCTGATTTAGATCCATACATGAGGTTGGTGTACATATTCTTGCTGCTAGTCGTGTAATCCTGATTCAAACGAGTCTGACCAGTCTTGTAATCGTAGTAACTGTTAGATCCCTGCATGGCAATAGAGTTACGATCCGTATCAAGAGCCAAACGAGAATCAAGCTCTTGCCTGTAGTAATCGGACATCATTGTGTCTACAGAGAGACCTCCTACTCCACCTTCTCCTGCACGAACAGCAGCTGTAGAAGCAGCCTCATTAGTCTTCTTACTGAGAAGCGCATACTGGGCATCTTGAGCATTTAGCTGATTAGCCTCCAGATTCAACCCCCTTTGATATTGAAGAGCAGCATCAGTAGACTGACGTTCATAGTCCAACTGTTGAGCAGCTACTTGATCAGCATATACCTCATCCCTACGTTGTGCTTCTAGGTTATAGTTCTGTTGAGCTAAAGCAGAAGCAGTATCAGCCTGTTTGTTTGACTGTTTTTGAGACTCTAAAGCCGAGTAAGTCCCTACAGCTGCTGATGCTAGGGTTAAACCAACTGCGATTAGTGATACGTCACACATATATTTATTGTTTTTTAATCTTTAGAAACTCATAGAAAGACAATCCTAAATACCCAAAAGAGTCAATCTTACGAATGAAGGTAAAGCCTAGCCACTTGAGCCAGTTGATATGTACTGTGTTACCTTCGTACACACAATTACAAATGATATCATAATCCTCATGTAGCTGAGTTACCCAGAACTTAGAATGTCTAAGGAACTCCCTCTTGATATCAATGATCCCACTAGTCCCTAGAAGCCAGACACTCCCTATCTTAGGGGCAAGAGGGGCAACTCCAAAGATAGCTATAGGCTTGTCACTGGTGTTAAGGATCGTCCAGCACCTGTCGCCACTTGCCTTAATACACTCCATAAGAGCCTGAATAGGGGGAACATCCTTCCTACCTGATCGAATCTCTATCAGATCCTCATTCCTGAGCCGTGGAGCCACCCACAAGGCATCTTTAAGGATAGCCTTCCTGATGGTAGCGTTCCTGTACTTGTGGATCATCAGCCCAGTCGTTGGTTGCGAGTCTGATACCAGCTCTCCCAATCCATACTGAGAAGTGAACAAGGGAAGGGGCTATCGTTATGAAGCTCAATATCCACCATGTCGTTCTTAGCCATAACAGGGAACTTGAAAGCTCCGCTTACCAGCTCTCCTCTACCAATAGTAGCTCCTCCAGTGCCTAGACGAGCACCAGTAAACTTGTAGGTGTAGGTATCCCTGTACTTAGAGGTAACAAGAACCTTAAAGAAGAGGGAGTTGTTATAGGTGAGGTTTCCAGTCTTCACCTGAAGTCTACCATCAGTAACTGCTATCTTACCCTGACCAGAAGCCTGTCTGATGAGGGGAGTAGAGAACTTGTAGAGCATATCGTAGGAGAGACCTACATAGAATGGAACAGCTGTAAGGTCTCCTTGAGCCACAACAGAGGTATAGGAGAAGTTTGTGGTTCTGCTGACAGAGGTAACTCCACCAAAGTCAGCAAGGTTTACTGAGCCATAGCTGTCAAAGCGAGTCCCTGTAGCTTCCTCAAGCCTCCACCAAGCTGCTAGGTCAACTGTAAGTCCTACTGGAATATCAAAGAAGGAGACTCCAGCTCCTGAGTTATAGAGGTATGATCGTTCCGTAGGAGTAAGAACCCTCTTCCAGAATGCCATCTGATCCATAGATCCCTTAAAGTATGCTGGAGTATCAAGGTAGTAGCCTTCTGTAGTCCCCACAACGCTTGCAGGGGACTCTACAAGATCATAAAAAGTACTAGCTTGGTCATTCACTGACAAACGGAGCTTCCTATCAGAAGTATCAAACCAAACATTGATGAAATACCAAGTACCTACAACTAGAGCTGTAGATGTATCTGGTGTGTTGACATAAGAACCCCCTACAGGAGAGCCATAAGCCACAAGCTTGTTACCTGTACCACTAGTAAAGAGCTCAAACCCTCCACCCTCAGCATCAGCATTGCTAAGAATAGGTGTAAAAGGAACAAGAGCATCTAGGTTAATCCACCCAGAAAATGCAAAGCTCCCAGACCCAACAGTTGTTTCTGCTGATGTAGAGGCTTCTAGGTACTGACCATTACCATTAAAGGAAGCTGCATAGTTACCTTGGAAGATATTAAGAACCCTACCACCTGTAGCTGTGGTTGCAGATGCATCCCTAGTGACAACCTGAAGAGTATCTGCTCCAGTGTAAGCATAGGGGAGGGTGATCTTAGTGGTATCAGAGGTTGCGTTATAAAGGAGAGTCGTAGCTGAGTTGGTGAGCCGACGATCAAGGCGAGTAGAAAAGTCACTATAAGCGTCTTTAAAACCTACCTCAATGTTTACCTTCTCAAGGAAGACACCATCAGCACGTTTAATGGTTAGGTACAGGGTAGACTCAATGAACTCAGCACTGAGAATCTCACACCCTACATCAAACTCCCACTTGCTCCATGATGACTGTATTTTCTCTTCTCCGCTATAGAAGTACTTGTAGATGTAGCATCCATTCTTAAACCCATCAGAGAGGGCAACTACGATCTGTTCGTTGTTGGAAGTAGCAAGCTTTACAATACTTCCTTCAATGTACTTTGAAACAGGAGCTGTAACATCAAGACCATCAAAGAGAGAGGTAAGAGGAGATACAAAGTACTCCATAACACCTGAGTACTCTCCGCGAACAAAGGGGAACAATACGTTCTTACCTACGTTGATAGCCTTGGTGTAACTATCATTTGAGAACTCAGTAGTCTGTTGGATAGAAACAGTCTTAGGGGTAAGGATGTCAGCTGAGGTTAGAGAGAACTGAGACTGATCTGAGAACAGCAGGAGCTTCTCAGAGAAAGGAATCATGTTGTAGATGATAGAAACCTTAGAGGAGGTAACAGCTACATCAATAGGGTCAGCATCCAGCAGAGACTGAAGGGAAGTCCTGAAGAAGTTAAAGAAACTTGAAGACTCAGATAGGGAGATATTTTCACCAGAAGCAAAGGTAAGCCTAGATCTGAATAGAGTAATATCATTGATAGTGGTTCCTACAAAGGAGGGGTCTGGGTTTGAATCAACTGTTCCATACTTCCTCTCTCCCCACGCTGGTAAAGCATAGCTGCTTTGGGTAGACCCATCAGCCTTAGCAAACAGGAACTGACCACTAGCAAGCCTGATAAGAACAAAAGGCATTGTGGAAGAATCCAGCTTGTACTTAATAGCTGGTGCTACTGTCTCTTTCCACCTTCCTGTTCCGTTATTATCAAGAGCTGAATCTGGAACAAAAGTTACCCAGTAGTCATCCTTAACTCCATCAGTTCCTCCTGTTATTTTTACAAGCTGTCCTCGTCTTCCTGCACTAGGAAGAGAAGCAAGAGAGGCTGCTGTATCATTGGCTACTTTACCATATGTATTACCAACAGAATCAGTGTATGTAAGAGATACCTGTCCACCATCTTTTTTAGTAACGTAAATAATGTTTCCGTATCCTCTAGTAACATTATAAAGTGAATTAATAGAGGCATTTGCCAGCATTGCATTTTTAAGTGCTTCAGCAATTTCTATAGTACTTGCAGCTCCTGCTGTTGATCCTGAAACAAACGTAGCAGTGTAATAAGTAGCCCCTACAGCTAGGTTAATGCTGTAAGTAACATTGTAGGCTCCTTGAAGGATATGCAAAGTAGCCATACTGGTGAAAGCAGCAGTCGTAGCTGCATCCATAGCCACTGTTTTATCTGTATTAAGAACAAAGGTATAATCAGCAATGGTTACACACCTTATGTTATCTCTGTTAGCTCCTGTTAGGTAGGTATACCCATGAGGGGCATTAACAGTCTTCTCAGTCCCAGCTAAGTCAAAGACCCTTATAGACCCATCCTGAATAAGGACATTGTACCTCTCAACAGAGTCACGATTGATTAGGTGAACAGCTGGAGTGTTTGCAGTAGCTGTAGTCAGCTTAGCAATATGCCTAGTTGGATTCCTCTTGATTAACCCCTCAACAATAGAGGAGTACCCATTAACCTGTTCAACAGCCTGTGTAGCGAACTTAAGAGAATCAGCCTGTTGGCTAACTCCATTGATTAGGTTTGGTTGGTTAGTAGAGACTAAAGGCATAGCTCTCTATGTTACCAGCGTTCAAGAACTCTGGCTACATCGTAGGTATCAAATACGTTAAAATCACCAGTCTCAGCGTCAAACTGCTTCATAATAACAAGAGCCGTAAGCTCATCCTGCTGGAGCTGCTGAGAAAGCTCAGTAGAACCAACCATCCTCTGCTGGAAGACACGAGCAGCCTTAGCAGTGATGAAAGTCCTAAAAGGTTGTGGAAGATCATCCCACTCAAGGAGACGAACAACGTCAGCCTTAGGAGCCTCTGTAAAAGTAAAGGTATGGTTCTTCCTATCGTAGAGTTTACCACTACGTTGAACCACATCGATGTTGGGGTAACGATCTTTATCGACATCTACCCTGATGATGTCACTGGAAATTGGGATTGTACCATCAACAGCTAGTGTTAATGGAAAATCACTATCGGTATTACAATGCCAACCTATGGCTTGTGTGTTCCTAGTAGCCTCGTCAAGCGTAGCTAATGCAATAGCAGAATCTACTGTAGCTTCATCAATCTGGTTAATAGGAGCTTCCCCGATAGAGGAAAGCATTGAGTTGATTGCCTCTAATTTTGTACTAAGCGTCATATGCAAAAGGAAAGGCCAACCTGAGTTGCGAGTCAATCTTGAAAGTAAAATGAAGAAAACTTTCAGGATTGAGGCTCAGGTTGGCCTCCTTATTTTTGCTTAGCTATCTATTAGCTGATTGCAAGCTGGACGATACCTTCAGGACGAAGGACACCATGCCCCATCGCATACTTGGCAACCATGATGGTTCCCTGAAGTTCGATGGCATACTCACTCTCAACAGCCAGATCCATGAGCTTCACTGTACCAATCGAAGCCTTATGGAAGATAAGAGCAGCGTTGTTTGTGAAGTCACCATTGTAGGCGTTGTTCTGACCAGACTCAGAAGCAACCACTCCAGTAGGAAGGTTGTTGCTCTTGACGATCTTGATACCAGCAACCATTGCAACGTCACCAGTGACGAAGCTACCAACTGGGCTAGGCTTGCTAGGATCAGCGAGAGCCTGAACAATTGCGTAGTACTGAGCTGGCTTGACGATGCAGACGCGATCCTCGGAAGGAATGTTCTGTTCATCAAGAGCCTGAGCAGCCTCATAGATCTTGGCCACGAGAGTGGAACCAGATGTAAGGAGAGTGCTGTTGACCAGCTTGATACCCGAACCATAAGCAACGCTAACAGTCTGAGCAGAGAGAGCCGAAGCAGGAGCAACGTCAACGACGAATGTGAAGGTCGTGGTCGAGGGGATCGATGTGATCGTCCAAGTACCATTAAGCTTCAAGTTCTGTCCTGTTCCACCTGTGAGGGTGACCTTACCACCAAGTCCAAGACCATGAGCAGCAGCTGTAGTAGCCGTGATCGTAGTGGAGGAGTAGGTGAAGGTAACACCAGCAAACGAGGTCTGCGAGATGTTGCTTCCCTTGGTAGCACCAAGAACAGCTGTCTGCATCACCTGACGATCAAAACGCTGAGCCAACGCACGTCCAATTTCAGTCGTATAGATAGAACGGACATCGTAGTGGTTCATTGCCTCGTCGATGTTGGCGATGAATGAAGTAGCGAGGAGAAGACCATCGATGTTGATAACAACCTCGTTAGCCTTGATTGCACTCTGATAGCCGTTTCCAGAATCAGTGATGCGCTCACCAGCGACATGATATTTAGCAGAAGCAGTACCAGTCACAGGGAACTGTGCAGACTTGCCATTGCTGATTGTGCGAACAGTGTGAAGATCCTTCATCACGTTGCTTGTTGTGAAAGAGGTAAGAACCTCTCCTGCGAATTTCTTGAGGAAAAGTGCGCTAGAATCTCCAGATCCATTGACCTGACCGATACGAGACGGACTTGTGTTGCCGTTTGCCATATAATTAAATTAAGTTGATTTGATTGAGTTTGATTTGGTTTCCCACATCAGGTTTTCTCCAATCAAGTTGTCCCTCGCAAGGGGCTTGTAGATAGGTGACCTTATTGGTTGGGTCTACATCTGCCAAACTTTGTAAGATATGTCAACGCTAATTATTCCAGTATCTTGAAAACTTATTCTTCTCTTGTTTCATTAAGTAGACAGGTCTGCGTCTAGCATACACTCCTTGACCATCCCTATCACTAGCTGAACCAGCTACAGCATCAGGAGAAGTATTAGCCTCTACAGTCATTAGGTAGGCTCCCTTTACCCTATCTACAAACCCTACATGGGCTACTCGTTGCTTAGATGGGAAGTAGATACCAAACACATCCCCAGCCTTAAGATCAGTAAACTTGACTGAGTTCTTCCTTACTTGATCAGGAGCCCATGCTGAGACTGGGGCTTGTACACCCTCAAGGTGGTGCATATAGCTAATAAAAGAAGCGCAATAAGGACTGCCAAGATCGACTCCTGTGAATCTGTTCCAAGTATCAATGTGGGTAGATCTGTTATATCCATGCTCTCGTTCAGATAGATAACCTTTAGCTGTGTTTATCAGCTCTGTACCCTCACCAGATGCGTGGAGGAGTGTACATAAGAGGAGTGCTACAAGTTGCGTAGCAAGATGAAGACAGAAACGAGAAGTGTAGTTACCCATAGGATCAAGCTAATAGTAGCAGCTTGAATCGGAGTAAAGTCTTTCTCCCAGCCAACCTTAAAAAAGTCACCAAACCATAGGTAATACAGGAAGTAAGAAAGAGACCCAGTAATAAGAAGAAGGAAGATGTTCCAGTTAAGCACTGAGAGTACCCCTAGCTCTAGAGTAGCTGCTGTAGGGTCTAGGAACCTAATAACACCTTGCCCTACTATGAAGAGGACAAAAGCACTTGGAGCAAGAATGACTAAATCACTCCACGTTTTAATGAAGTCTTTAATCTTATCTACCATACCTTCATGGGAACAAGAGCCTTAAGGTAGATACCAAAACCAATCAAAGCTGCAATACCAGCTAGAATGAGATAAAGGACAATGATGTGGAGGTTCTTCTGAGCAATTACCTTACCTTGATTGGCAATAGTAATAACAGAAGACTGGTAGTCTTTAATCAGCTGGTTGTTAATCTCGTATTGATTCTTACGTTCCTGATCTACCACTAGGAGATGCTCAGAGAGTACCTTGTTCTCCTCAGTAACCTGAACGAGCTTAGCGTATTCTTCAGTGCCTACATTAACCATGAGAGACCCTTTGTACGTCTCTGGAAGCGTGATAAAAGAAGAAGCCCCACTACGGACAGGCTTAATGACAACCCTAAGGTTAGGGGGAGGTACGAGTTTTTGAGTAGCTTCATTGTATTCCTTAGCAAGCTCTACCCTCCCCAGTACCAGACTATCCCCTGTGGCATAGACTGACCTAGAGAGAGCTTCACTTGTCTTTTCCAGATACTTGGGGGTAGCTGCACATCCTGTTAAGAGGAGTAGTGAAGCTAGAAGTATTTGGATGGGGGGATTCATTACAGAACAGAAGACATTTCAAGCCTACGCTCAACGTCCTTACGATAAGCAGAATCATTAGCGTAACGAGGATCACTCATAGCCTTAACAACCTCTTGGGTAGAACGGAACTCCTGAACAGAGCTACGTCCAGTGGCGTTGCCTCCAATGAGCTGAGGAGCCTTACCATTCACCTGAGTGTACTGAGCGTAGAGACCCTTGACTGCCATCTTAGCAGTGTTGATATCTCCACTGGATACAAGAGCATCGTAAGCCGTGATCTCTCCTGCTGTGAGGTTATTAACAGCCCACTTGGTCATTGCGGTGTAGGACTCTTCACCACCAGTCTCCTTGTACATAGCCTGTGTCTCACGTTCCTGAGTAGCTTGGAAACCATTGATGTATTGACGTACAAGATCCTTAGGCAAGCCCATCTGCTCAAGCTTATCAAACGACTCAGGACTAAGCTCGCCCTTCTCATCCCACTCTTGGTGGAACGGAGTAAGATCGGTCTTGGAAACATCAGCAGGAGGAGCCTCCGCTTCCTCTCCTTCCTTTACTTGCTCAACCAGCTCGTCGGGTTTCCCCTCCGTTGGGGTTTCTGACTTGGCTTCTTGCTTGGGGGTACTGAGCTTTTTCTCAAGTTCCGAGTAGGCTTTGGCGAGGTCTTCGATACTTTTGAACTTTTCGGGAAGGGCTTCTGGTCGTTCTGGAAGAGGTGTGGGCTCTCCAACTTCAGGAGCTTGATCGCTAGGATTATCGATAGGCTGATTAACTTCTCCCTCAGGAAGGAGCTGATTGTTATCAGGAGTCGGAGCGTCTGCACCAGTTTCTCCTTCAGAAATAACGACACGATTGAATGAGGACATATTTGGTTCATTTATATTGGTTTGGGTTCATTTGGACAGAGCTACTTGCTCTATCCCTTATTTGAACTAACAGCAGGGGGAAGCTGTTGTCCAGATATTTGTTCGTATGTTGCGTTAGCAGCTTCAGGGGTAGCAGTAGCAATCTTAGAAGCAGCCTGAATACCAGCAGGAGCCATTTGACTCAGCATGGCCATCTGCTGCTGTTGCTGTTGTTCACCATCAATCTCTTCAGCTGTCTTGATAAGACCTTCAGCATCGATACCTAGAGCAGCAGCCCTACGATTAAGGTACTCAGTAGCGTTAATCATCTTGAGAGCCTCAGCTCCAAAAGTCTGTGCAAGACCTTGGATAAACTGATCCAGCTTGGTCAGGTCATTACCCCTACCAAGAGCCTCAACACCAGTAACAATGAGAGGCTTGACTAGCTTCTTTGGAAGCTCAGGAAGCTTGCCCTGCTTAGTCAGACGATCAAGAAGGATGGTAACCAGTGGGAGCTGAAACTCCTGAGAAAGGATGCTGTAGGCTCCACCAAGAGAGGACTCAAGCTCCTGAGCCATGTAGCGAATCTCTTCAGCTGTAACACGCTCACCATTACGTTGAATGGCAGTGTTAAGGAGAAAAGCAAAGGAAAGTCTCTGTGTGATGTCTGCAATGACGCTGTTGACGATGGATAGATCAGCACGTTTTTCAACCTGTAGACTTGTAACGTCAGTTGCCTTACCAGAGATGAAGGCTCCATTCTTCGCATCAGCTAGATCCCTAATCTTGGTAGTACCAGTCGGGTCAACCATGAACACAACCTTAGAAGCAGCAGCTGTGGCTTGAATAACAGCCATAGAGAGAGCCTCAAGAGCCTTAAGGTCACCCATATACTCTTCAACAAACCCACGACCATAATCCTCACCATCGATACGGACAAGACGTAGTGCCATCCAAGGAAGCTTGTCTAGGGGGTAGGTTCCCTTGGTAGAAGGAATGATCTTCCCTGCGATCTCCTGATAGACTTCCCACTTCTTACCGTCCTCAGCAAGCATCACACAGGTATAGAGGTCTAGGTTTTCTTCAAGGCTATCTGGGCTCTTCTCTTTACCTTCTGAAACCTCTTCAGGATCATTCTCATTAAGGAATGCACGAATGTCAGCAGGAAGCATAGCTTCAGCTACGGACTCCTTGACTGCAATCTTAACTGCATTACCAGACTTGTCCCTCTTAACTCCAAAGCTATCTAAGCGGAAGACACGCATACCTCCCTTTTCAGGGAAGTGAAGGAGGACGTTACCAGCTACGATCAGCTGACGGAGAGCCTCATAGGTAGAGACACGAATGGAAGAGGATTCAATCTCCTTAGCAGCTGTACGCTCAATCTTAGAGAGAGCCTTCTCCATCTCTGTCTTAAGGGAGTCAAGCTCCTTAGGTTCAACATCAGGATTAGCTTCTTTACGGAGTTGATACTCGTCAACAGTAAGCCTGAAAAAGGGGGCATTAGGTGGGAGAAGAGCCAGCATCAACTTGGATGCAAGGTTATTAACTCCACGAGCTCCAATGCTCTGGTAAGGGGTTGGGTAAATTGTAGAGTAAGAATGCCCCTGAGGAGGGACAAGCGTAGGGATGGTAAGCTCTGAGGAGTCCCTAGCCCTTCTAAGGACGGAGAATCGCTGAGTCTCTAAGGAAGAGTAGAGAGACTTAACTGATCCGTAATCATCCTCTTCAGTCTTCTCAGTGGAGATAGATGCTTTGTTGTAGTTAGCCATTTAAAAGGTTATTCAACTACTTCTGTGATCCAATCAGGGAGAGCTATCTCAGGGTCAACAAGAGCTTGCCACTCATAATAGAGAGGCTCTCCAACACCATTATCATGCTCATCTAGTGAAGCATAAACAGGACAAGGGATGATAGTAACACCCCATACTTCATCACGAATGCGAGTATTTGGAGAGTCATCCCAAGATTTCCAAGGGATTGTGTTATCTTGAAGTGCTGTAGCTCTGAAGGTTCTCATCTTGTTAAGGAAGATTTAGTCCAAGACCTAAAGTTGTCTTGTAGAGGGTTGCTAGGGCTACTTCTTGCCCAGCAAGGGAGACGTTGCGGAATTGGCTAACGAAAGGGATGATAAATGTAGGGTTATTAGATCCAGATCCAGCAATAATATGAGTGCTAGTTCCAACGATTCCAGCAGTGTCCCAGTTGGCTGCACTGCTCAAAGGAGTTATCGGTGTTGAATTAACATATAAGGAAGCAGTAGTTCCTGTCAGCTGGGAGAACGTATAGATGGAGAGCTGTGAGAGAGGAAGAGTTTGATCTGGTGGGTAGTTGACAACTTGAATACCTAACGCATTGCTGGAGATTCCACGAGCCTTCCCTCCACCCGGCCCATTAATATTGAAGTGTCTACGTCCTACACCAGTGGAAGCCCCCCCTAGTGAGAATCCTTGCAGCCCATTAACGTCTGCTGTTGTGAGCACACACCCGAAAGAACTTTGAGGTGAGCTTCCAAACCCAGCAAGAGCTGTATTTGTGACAGACCTTATAGTTGATCCTGCTAAGAAAGTTAGACCATCATATCCCCATGTAGGGCTATTAACTAATGTTCCATTATACACCCCAAAACCTCCCAAGCTATGAGCAGTCGTTCCAGAGGATGCATTCTGACTTATCCTCAAAGGCCAACATACCATGTTGTTCCAGAGACCAAGGGTCTTTACTCCTTTGATGAAATCGATGATCTGTTGACGAGGGTTCACTGTGATTGTTCCAGAGATGCCCAGTGAAGCGATAGCTGTGGTTGGGACGTAGGAGGTTACTGAGGCTGATTGTTCAAGCTGTACTCCCCAGATATAAGCTGACGATGTTCCGTCTCCTTGGTAATTAGCACCAGTGCTTAAAAGACTTAATCCTACAGCTGGAAACGCTGCTGCGGCTGTAGCTGCTCCTGTGGCAGATACACGATACCATCCATTACCTACACTAGTAATGCTACGAGCAGTGCTTGTTCCATTACTTGTAATTGTTCCGTTTACAAGATCAAAAGTAACAAGAGTAATTGCAAGACCACTCGAACCTAATGTTAAGTACTGACGAGTATTTGCTTTTGCATATGCTGAAAGCGTATATGTCGCCCCATTAACAACTAATGTGCTCTGGGCTGAAACCCTGTGAGCAATAACCCCAACTGTTGCTGATTCAGTTACCTTCTCAGCAGTGTTTGTTCCTAAGGGATCAAGAGTGTCGCCTGTATTAGCAGAGACTGAGCATTCATTTTTTGTCCAAGCTGCATTATCAAACTGCTCTGAGAATGGTACTAAGTTCTTAGCACTATACTGAGGGATATCAACCGTCCCACTAGCAATCCCAGCCCTAGAGAAATAGCTCAGAGCATCTGAATCAATAGAGGCTCGTGATCCTCCTCCAGCTCCTAGACCTAGACCTAAACGAAGTGGCATTCTATGATCTCTTTATGGCTTATTCTTATAAGCGATCACAGAACCGCTTGTAAGTGTGAACGACGAAGTGAGTCCGTAGATAGTCGTGCCAGCAGGAATCGTGATTCCAGTCATAGCTCCAGAAATGTTATCCACCATTGCAGAGAACACAGTATCAGTGACGCACTGAACGGCATAGAAAGAGCCTCCATAAGGGGCATCAGTCTTAGTTGTGTTGTTTACAAACACTCCTCCGTATTCACCAAAAGTTTTAGGTTCAAGTTGCATATGTATTAGTTAGCTGAGTTGATTCCAGAAGATGACCCATCCCCACCAGCGTTGACAAGGTTAATCTTCAAAGCAGCACGTCCTACACGAGCCTTGGACAAATTGGATGACTGGGTTTCACTCTTAACTGCTGCATCAGAAGCTTGCTGATCCAAGTAAGGAGTAGGAGCTGGAGGCACAGGAGGGATCGGAGGAGGAGCTACATATGCAGGCTGTTGAACAACAGGAGCTGTGTATTGAGATTGCTGAGGCTGTTGAGTAACAGGACGAGAACTTGTGGAACCAGAGAAGCACATAAATTTTAGGGGTTAGGGTCTAGGATAGTTTGATTTTGATAATCGTGGTGTTGTTTAAGTATCCTGACAAGCTCTCGTTTTCCAGCATAAAACCAGATGTCACGATCAGACATAGAAAGGTGAGGACACTTTTCTGGTATAATCTCCTCCAGCTTGTCAATGAGTTTTTTAGAAATCGAAGGTAGATCTTCCATTATTTAGGCAGCCCAAACAGGCAAATGATTTGATGCTTAAGGTCATCTAGGGTGCTGTTGTTATCTATAACCATATCATAATCAAGCCTTAACTCCTCACTGATGTGAGCGAAGCGAGGGTCAGATTCATCTCTATCCCTACGGACATTAACAACTAGTCCTCCAGCTTTTTTAACAGCTGCAACTTCATTAGGGAAACGTACATCATCAATGATTACTTTCATCCCACAGCTGAGCTGCTTGTTAACTTTAGCCATAGTGTTCATTACCCAGATGTCCTTATGGATGACTGTACGTCCCCACTCAGTGCCTAGAGTCTGTAAGGCATAACGAGGAGTCTTGCCTCCAAGAGCATTACAAGGAGCCTCCTTAAGCTCCCCATCAACCATAGCCACAGCATCCATCCTATCTACCCCAGCTGACAGGAGCAGAGCAGTGACCATCTCCTTGATAGGAGAGGCAAAGCGAGTCCTGAACATGAAGTAGTTGTTAGCCATGATCTGAGACACAGTTGATTTCCCACTCCCTGCATACCCACATAGCCCGATAAGGGTAGGGAGTACAGGTTCAGGGAGCTTGTTACCTAGCTCAACGCTTACGCATCTAAGGCACAGCAGCGCATTGTTGAACATACTGAGCTTACCAAGTGTACCACCTGTAGCTGAAGAGGAAGCTCCACACTCTTCACAATGATAGGATGTTTGAATTGTCATTTTGTTTTTTCGCAAGAGAGGCATTTGTTACTTCTTAGGGATACTGGAGCTTTCTTTCCACATTTGGAACAGGTTGGTAATTGGGCTTTTTGTTTGGGTTTCATTTTGTCTTAGGAGTCCAGAGGTTAACCTTGTGGGTCTTAAAGTTGTAATCTCCATGACGCAGGATTCGTGCAACTCGTGCATTAGTCAACGCATCAAGCGGCATCTGTCCTTGTTTCATGAAGGTAGTCTCAACGATCTCCCACATCTCTTCTAAGGTAGTAGCCTCAGCAAGAAGAGCAGTAGCTTTCTTCTCACCAATACCAAGGCATCCTTTATAACCATCAGCCTGATCCCCCATGAGAGCCTGAGTCATCCAGTATCTATCAGCCTCCAGAGGAGTTACCTCAGTAATACCTAGCTCACTTTTGTTAGGGTTGTAGTGCTTACCAACAATGGTCTTGAAGTCTTTATCCACTCCAACCACAACGTAATCGTTCTTAGCTAGACGAAGCTTGTCCGTAGCGTAGATACCAATCACATCGTCAGCCTCAAGGGTTGGGAACACCTTAGCATTCCAGTTGTAGATGAGGTGCTCCCTAGCAGCTCCAAGAGTGACAGGCTTGCGTTGCCCCTTCCTATTCTCTTTGTAACTAGGGAGAATGTCTTTCCTCCAGTTATTAGAGTCAGTCAGGATGATCATCACCTCGTCTGCACTGAGCAGCTCCTTATAGGCTGAGATGAGGTTCTCCGTGTTGGAGATGACTTGGTTAGCATCTGCGTGAAGAGTCCATAAGGTCTCATCCCACTGGATAGCTTGTTCTGCAATGACGGACTGCTGGTAAGCAATAACGTCTCCATCGATTAGTAGTGTGCGTTTCATTTTAGTGACTTTGTTTTTTATCTTTTGTTATCTGTTTGTGAAGCTCGTTCATCAACCTTACGTTTCTGGCTTGTGTTTGTTTTTCCAACAGGAAGTCTTCTATCTCATCTAGCAAAGCAAGAGCTTTGTTACAGGTATAAGCCAGACGATAGACTGCTCTTCCAGACTTACTCTTTCTTGTTCTTTCCCTTACGTTTCCTCCAAAGAAACTAGAGATGAATCTCATGGAAGCTGGGTTACAGCTCTCAATGTAGATTGTTGGCTTACTATTGTAATAGCCGATACACCCTTCACCATCGATGTATCCTGCAATGTAGGCTAGTGTTTCTCTTGAGGGGGTTGTCATATGTATTAGTGAGTCTCAGCCCAGTTGTTTCCAATGCGGAACTCTCCATTTAAAGGGCAACGGAAGTTGAAGCGTTCACCTGATGCCCTGATAGCATGAACTGAACTCTCTCCAGCAAGCTCAGCAAACTCTTCCTTCACTTCCATCTGCCACTCATCGTGGACATTCAGGACAAAGGAGTAATCTGTACCACTCACGAGACCTTCAGCCTTGAGAGTATGGTCAAGGATCACGCAAGCCTTCTTCATCACTAAAGCCCCTGCTGATTGCAGCAGAGTGTTAAGTGCTGCGTGTTGGCTACGCACTGTTAGCTTCCTGCCATCCAGACCTAGTAGGTAACCTCTAGCTGAGGCTTTCTCAACAGCATCTTTTAGGTACTTGAGAGCTGGAGTCTTCTTGAGGAAGTTGGCTCTTAGCTTAGCTCCCTCCTGTTGACCCTTGCCTACCACAGTACCTATCTTAGCGTCTCCTGCTCCGTAGAGGAATGCGTAGATGAAGGTCTTAGCTTGATCACGAGTCTCTAGCCCTGCTGCTTTCTGGTTAGCTGTGTGAATGTCTCCATCTAGCAGCTCCTTGACGTAGGCTCCTTTATCCCATTTAGCCATGAAGTGAGCTAGGCATCTAAGCTCTAGCCCTGAGGCATCAGCTCCTACCATCTTGTAACCCTTAGGGACGATGAAGAGGCTCCTGCACTCCTTACCAAATGGAGCCCTGACAGCTGGAACCTGAGCCATATTGGGGTTGGAATGGGTGCATCTTCCGGTAACAGCTCCATTGGTGTTCACCCTGCCATGTATCCTTCCAGCTTTCTCAAGCTTTACCCATGCCTCCTTGCCCTCAGCAAGCTGTCCTAGACGCTTCTGGGTCATTAGGTACTCGCATAGAGGAGCAGCCTCAGGGTACTTCATAGCCTTAAGGACAGACTCATCAACCTTAGGCTTACCATCAGGAGAGAAGTCCGTGGGTTTCCAGTTGTACTTCTTGATAAACCTTTGGGCTATCTGGTCACGAGAGCCACAGTTGAATGGGATCTCCTTGGTCTTAGCAGCACCATTAGTGATCATAGCACTAGCAGCCTTGATCGTTACTCCGTGATACTTAGCGTACTCTTTAGCCTTCCTCAGTGCCTCAGCCTTTGTGTTGTAACCCTCTCCGTTGAACACGAAGAATGTGCTCTTCATCTCCACCTTCTCAGGCTCAAAGATACGTTGAAGGTCAGCCTCCAGCTCTACCCTACGCTTAGCAAGGGTTGCGTATAACACCCTAGCTGCTTCTACGTCGAACATAACCCCATGCTTCTCCTGCTGCTGGATGACCTTAGCAAACTGCTGCTCTAGGTCTAGTGCTTCAGGGGAATATCCCTCCTTCTGGAACATCTCAAGGAGCTTACGAGTGACTACCACATCGTTCTCACAATAGGTCTCCATCTCACGGCTCCAGTGGTCAAAACTATTGTTCTCCTTGAAGTCTCCCTTGAGACATCCAAGACGATAACCCCATGACTTAAGGGAGTGCCTACCAATCATGTTCTTAGGGAAGTCAGTGTTGAGTCTCTGGAAGTCCCTATCTCTCATGTCAGGGTAAGTGAGACGAGAGAGGATAAGAGTGTCTATGATCTGAGCTGGACTGTTAAAGAAATGGTATAGTTTTTTTAACACTATCAAATCAAATCCAAGGATATTATGTCCAATTAACTCTGTAGCTCCCATGAGATAGCGAACACCAGCTTCAATATCCCCTTCCTTCTGGCTGCTCCATGTCCTAGCTTCACCACTGGTGATATCATAGGTGCAGATGCAGTGTAGTGTAGTAGTCTCCTCAATGAGACCATTTGACTCTAAATCGAAGATTACCTTACTCATTGTAGAATGGGAAGTTGAGCTGATCTTCAGAGTCTATCTCACGAAGCTTAAGCTTGGTGGAACGATAGCCTCTTATAGTACGCTTGTTATACTCTTTTGAATGCTTGACCTCTTTAACAAAGCCAAACTCCAGTTGCTTCTGTTTCTTTCTGGGTTTCATCAGGTTTAGAATTCAGAATCAACATCCTCAGTGGTCTCCTCAGCAACGAATGCTGACTCACGAAGTCTACCTTCCTCAGGGGAATATAAGAGGGTAGCTGCTAGTCCAGTTTCACCAGAGAAACGATTCTTAAGAACACGAACCATGCACTGGTTTTTATTCTCCGCATCCTGCTGGTTACGCTCAAGACCCAGAACCATGTCTGAGAGTTGAGCAATACCAGCTGATCCTCTAAGCTGACTAAGGGAGGTAGAGGCTCCTTCCTCATGCCCCCTGCCATCAGGACGCTTAAGGTGAGAGACAAGGATAAGCCCGATCTTAAGCTCTTCCACTAGGGAACGGAGCTTAGTCATGACGTTATCAATCATCCTACGCTCATCACCCTCTCCAAAGGAGCTGACAACGATGGATAGATGGTCAAGGAAGATCCAACCACATCCACATCCACGAGCCATGTAGCGAATGCGATTAAGGAGGTTCTCACTCTCCATAGATCCGAAATGGTCGTAGGTGTAGAACTTACCCCCATTGATAACCTCGTCAAAGGCTTGCTTAAGCTCAGTCTCAGAGGTTGTCTTCATGTCTAGGTGAAGGGGCTTGTTCAGGTGAATACCAAGCATTCCAAGGACAGTACGACGAACTGATTCCTCTAATGCGATATAGCCAACTGACTGTCCAGATTGAACTAGCCAATGTGCTATCTCCCTGCATAGCTGAGACTTACCAATACCTGAGCCAGCAGTGACTGTGACTAGCTCTCCTCTCCGAAGACCATGCGTCATATCGTTTAGCCCTATGAAGGGATAAGGGATTGCCTCTACGTTTTCGCAGTTGACTAGGCTATCCCACATCTCCTCAGCTCCAACAATGCCATCAGGACGAAAAGCCTTAGCTCTCCAAATAGCATCAATTACCTCAGTGCCTTTACCAGCGACTAGCATCTCATTAGCATCCTTGAGGGAGAGGGTAGCTATCTTTGCCTTTGAAGGACTGAGCATTGAAGCACATTCCTTAGCTGCTTTGATCCCATGTTGATCATTGTCAAACATGAACACAACTGTCTCAAACCTTTCTAGGTACTCTAGGTTCTTGGCAATCGACTTGACTGCACTCTGTGCTCCATGAGGGATAGAAACCACAGGCCACTTGTGTGACTGGATTTGACTGACGGAGATAGCGTCTAGCTCTCCCTCAGTAACTATGACCATCTTGCCCCCATCTTTCCAAAGGTGCATACCATAGAGACCCATCTTGGAAGACTCACCTTTGATAGTGAACTCCTTGTTTGGGAACCGAAGCTTCTGTGCTATTACCTCACCCTGAAGGTTACGATAGTTGGCAATCTGAACTGGTTGGCTGTTAAATGTACCTACCTTGTAGTCCCAAACTTTGCA